ATAGTGTGAACCATATGTCTTATCAATATAGGTTTGTAACTGGTCCATAATTTTATCTTCACTGTATTTGTACATAATAAAGTCCGTAGTTAATCGATTAGGGTATCATACCATATTTTGTGATGTTTGTACACACTAAAAATCAATCATGCTCCATTTTACGTCGGCTTCATCAAACATCTGAACCGAACGCCGCCATGATTCTTTCCATACCTCTGGAATATTCATACGAGGTACAACAACTTTTTTAATACCAACCTGAATAATACCCTTTGCACAGTCTGAACAGACAGGCAAACCGTAGACATACAGAGTCGCACCGTTCAACGAAACACCGTTGTATGTAGCATTATATATCACATTCATCTCGGCATGTACAACATATTTGTACTTGGTTTCACGATTATCGTATCTAATTTTACTATCTTCGATACCACGAGGAAAACCGTTATATCCCTGTGATAGGACTTGGCCTTTGTCTCCGATGGCAACTGCACCGATTTTACTAGATGGATCTTTTGACCAGGTTGAAACTTCCTTGGCCAAAGACATATAGCGTTCATCCCATTTCATAGCATGAATTCCTCTAAAGGTGATTTTTCTGGTGGATGGCCTTGACGCTGATCCCAGCCTGAGACCCATCCGGAGTTATTAGTTATATCACTTGATACATGATCAAATGTATCATCACTTCGTGGAACATAGTTCTGACCAAATCGTACAAAGTCACAGAGAACATCCTCGTTATCCCTAGGCGCCCCACCCATTCGCTCACAGAGAATATCCATGAAAGCATCAGTGGTATATCCTGATGAAAGCTTCTGCATACAACGTACTGCATTATTACCAAAATAACCGTGTGACATATCATCTACCAAGTCTTTGTGATAATCACCTAGGTCATAGGAGAAAGCAGCATAAACGAAATTAAATCGTTTGTGTCCTTGACTTAGGTTATACTCGTTGAGATAATCTACGACTTGCTTGTGTGTCTTCTTTTGTCCTACATGCAACCAGTCAATCAGATTATCTAAAAGCCCAGGTAGTTCCTCAGTAATATAGTCAACTACACTCACCCCCTTACGTGGAGCTGGCGGCTGGTTACCAATGGATGTAAAGGTAGGAATCTTATTGGCTTTACGTTCCTTAATGTCTGAAATCATTTCGTCCATAGATTCCATCGTACCCCACATATGAACACAGTTATTACGGTATCCATGATCACGTGTAAAAGATGCTCCTGAGCCTGTTGCTCGGTGCGCCATATAAGCAAAGAACCAAGTCTTGAGGTCCCACTTATCTGTTACATAATTATCACATAAGTCCCAGTGTTTCTGACCAAGTGAAATGTTTTTGATCTGATGATGTCGTTTGGGAGTTTCTGACCTGAACTTTAAGTCTTGTAAAACGTTGGAGAATCCAGCAGCATTTCGGGTATAACAATCATAAATATCAATTGCCTGCATCAATGGATCATTGACTTCTCTGTCTGCAACAGGACCTTCGTACGGAATCTTTCCCCAGTTACAGTTGAGCTGCAGCCATTTAGCACGTGGGTAATAATAATGAACTAATACGTCGATGGCTTCTTCATTTAGCCACTTCATTCACCCCACTCCCTAAAGGAATGAGTCTCTTTTATAATGTCTAAATTCTGTAGTACAGGCTCTTTTCCTACATTCCAGAATAGAATATCCTTGTCAGAATTCTTTGGGATATATTTCCATACCTTTCCATCGTAAGTGTCGATCACGGGGAAATCTGGTAGGTTCTGGGACTGTTCTGCCTTAGTAAAGGCAAGTGGTTCTGAGACGGCTTCTGCCTTACCTAACTCACCATCTTTCATATTTCGTGCTACACAGACAGATACAAACTCAGTATCTGGCCAGGCGATTTGCAAAGCACGAGTCA